TGTCACGCCAGGTAATGTACTGGCTTCTGAATCGGGTATGATTTGATTGCATTGCACATAACGATCACCGTTAGATATTTCTATTGGCCCTGACTGGCAGAAAGGTACAGATGATCCTAAGTTGGGCGAGTTACTTAGTGTGGTGCTTTCGTGTTGATAAACAAAACCATCGTTATCACACGCAATCGGATAATCAAATACACCTTGATCTACCCAACAACCTCTGTCCATAGCACCTACTGACCACACATTATCCATGTAATTCCAAATAATATATTTATCGGGTTTTTGACTGTCAGTAGATGGGAAGAACCAAATAAATTCATTGTAATTAGAGTTATGACCACCCGCTATGGTTTTACGATAACTGTAATTTAGGTCGCTAAAGATATAATCGTGTACCTCACATGGAACTTCTCGCACCCTTCCATCGTAAACGAATATCGCGTTTTCTCCCACCCAAGACAATGCGTTACCAGAGCTTGTTATAGATCGAGTTGATATTGCTTTACAGTTAGTACCCGCATCCGCAACACCATATACAAATGGATTGCCATTATAAAACAACCTAGCAATACCAGTATCAGTAAATAAAATAACATCTGTTTGAAACTTTTTAGCACCAATCAATCTGCCACCTGTCGGCACTTGCAAGTCACCCGCAGTATTGGTTGCTTTAGCTGTCCAGTTAGTTTGATCTTCTCTTGAACACCACGATACTTTTCTTGGATCACCACCCGCGCCAATCGCTAAAATATGTCTTTCGTTTGTTACAACAACAGCTAAGTTGCCAGTGGGTGCATTGGTTACTGCTGTTCCCGCAGAGTCAGGTGTATTTGTGCCACCGCCATGCGGCCGCCATTGATATATCTTGCCATCGGATGCCGAGCAAAATATTAAAAACTCACCCCAATTGTCAAATGAGAATGAAGTTGTATCAAACAGTAATCCAGACTGTGATCTGGCATCTCCATAATCTTCTTGTCCGTATTGGTATGCACCATAGCCTAATGGGTCGTTTGAGGCATCCGTCACAAAGTTAGCTGGTGTTATGTCATACCAAATATTACGAGTTAATACATAAACTTTTTGTCGAGTGCCAACGGCTAATACAGAGTTGCCAAAGTTATCGCTGTATGCGTACATTGCGGTGGGTGTGCCTGTTAGTGCTGCTGGTTTTAATTTTTCCCAGCCACCAATAGGCTTTAAGTTTCCGTTTTGGAAACGTACTAAATCGCCATCAGTCCATCGACCCTTCTTTGAGTAGGGCGTTCCATTTGTGACGATTCCTGGAACTGGTGTAATTGGCAATAAGGCCATTCATCACCTCTTATATCTGTTTTTAAGAAAATCTTTTAGCTGATTAAACTTTTCTTCACTTACTAATCTCAAACCAATCAATGCAACTACCGCGATAAATAATATCCAAATTAAAAAATCCATGTGATCTCCTTACGAAATTGTTTTCTGTACTGAGGTAGGTGTTACTTTTGCAGCTATCTGAGCATCTATATTTGCTTTCATTTCTGTAACTGTATCAGAACCTAAAGCTGTTTCTACCCAACCTTGTACGTCAGCTTTTGCAACACTTGCAAAGGCTTTAAAGCTCGATAGATCAGAAGTATCTAAACTTTGCGCTCCATAACTTGTAGCAGTCTGGTAAGCTCCTTCTGAGTCTTTGTTAGTATCATCAGTACCTGTTAGTCTCCAATGTACGTTATGAATTACGTCTTCCTTACTATCTTTTGTTGGGTATGTATTGACAGTTGAAACATCCCATGTGTATGCTATTGCCATTTTCTATGCGTCCTCTAATGTTTTAATTCTTGCTTCTAATTCTTGGATTGCTTTTGTTAAGATTGCAGTTAATTTACCATAATCCATACCTTGCATTTCTTCACCATCTTTTTCGCCTACTACAGCATAAGGCACTACTGATTGCGCTTCATGAGCAATAAAACCTTCAACTATTTCATCTGTATTTGTTTTAAAATTAAATTGTGCGGGTTTAAGAGATTTAACTTTTGTAAGAGCGTCCCAGTCATAAACTATGTTTTCTTTCATTCTATAGTCAGATGAACCAACATAACTTGTTGCCGAACCATCTGTAGTAATACGACCAACCTGACCATTATTATTATTGAAAGTTATTGCGTTACAAGCACCAGTACCGTTGTCCTTAGTGTTTAAAATTCTACCGCCACTTCCTAAATTATTGAATTCTACTAAAGCCGTACTTGTACCTACTGTACTTGTGGTATTAACAAGGAGTTTTCCAGAAGAATTTATGCGCATTCTTTCAGCATTATTTGTCCAAAATTCTACATCAGCATTTTCACTATTTTGTATTCTTAAATTTTTACTTGAGGCTCTCCCAATTAGGTGTCCCGCCACTGCATCACCCGCTTGTGAAATTTGTAAGAATGTATTAACACTACCAAAAATTTCCATGTTGTAGCTAGGGCTTGTAGTTCCTAATCCTAATTTACCCGCAGAAGTAAGGCGCATCCTTTCATTAAAGTTAGAAGAATTGCCTGTATAAAACTCTAAACTACCATCATAAGTAGCCTCGTTTGTGCATTTAATCCCTGCTCTATTAAACGCGGTTGTGCCAAATGTTAAAAATTTAGATGTTCCTGCTGTGTCGTTAGCAGTTGTAAGTTTTACGTTTCCAGACGCATCTATGCGCATCCTTTCTGTGCCATTACTTTCAAATATATATTGACCATCAGCGCAAGTATTTAGTTTTAAATCATCTCCATCTGCTCTAATGTGATTTGTGTCATTATTTGAATTACTGGCATTACCATTACTTCCTAAAACAAAACGAACATCAGCAGCACTTCTATGCACTAATACATCACCACCAAAACTCGTATCTAAATTTTCATCAATACTAATTGCTGGTGTTGTGCCTACTGTTGATCCTTTACCTATTACCAGATCATCGGCAGAATCATCAAGACCAATATAATAGTCTTGAGCGTTGCCATCAAAAACGATTTTAGTATCTTCTGCACCTGCATCCCCTATTGTTAGGGTTGGGGTTGTTCCTTGTATTGCTACAGCACCACCAAATGTAACTGCTCCCATATTGACTGCTGTACCTGATGCACCAAATATTGCATCGACAGTATCTAAATTAGTATTTATTTTCGTACCCCAAGTATCTGTACTAGCCCCTACTTCGGGTTTTGTTAAACTTAAATTCGTAGTTGTTGTATCTGCCATGTTTCCTATCCTATGTTAAGCTGCTTCTGACCAAGACGTTGACGGATCAGTTTGGTCTGTCCAAGTTGTTGTTGTTACTGTTTGATCCGTATATGTGGTTGTCGTTACAGTATCATCTTCCCATTTTAAGCCACCAATGGCGGAAAGACTAGATGTTTGTGCGATAGTCGCTACACCAGAATATTTTATACTACCAAGCGCAGTAACTCCACTTGTCTGCGCTATAGTAGCCTCACCCGATACTACCATCTCTGCGGTAGCACTAAATCCTGATGTTTCTGCCGAGGTTGCTACACCTAATTTAACTAATGTTCCTGATGCGCTTACTGCGCTAGTTTGTGCGCTTGTAGCTGATGCGCTGAGAACAATAACTGCTGTTGCACTCACCGCAGAGGTTTGTGCTATGGTTGCTGTACCAAGTTTGACTACTTCTGCGGTAGCTGAGAATCCAGAAGTTTGAGCAATGGTAGCTTCACCACGATCTATTTGTCTGCCAGTTGCAGTAAACCCAGAGGTTTGTGCCATAGTAGCAGAACCCAGTTTTACTACTTCGGCTGTTGCGGTTACAGCAGATGTTTGTGCAATCGTGCTTGCACCTAACTTGAGTAAAGTTCCAGAAGCCGTTACACCTGATGTTTGTGCTGATGTTGCGGATACTGCAAACGTCATAGACGCAGATGCAGATAATCCTGACGTTTGCGCTAGAGTCGCTTCGCCAAATTCAAATATCGGTTGACCATAGTGTGACTTACCATAGCCACCGTATCCATAGCCTACTGAGGCCATTGATTACGCCAATGTAACGTCTAAATCACCAGCATCGAATCTAAATACATCACCACTTGCTACTGCTTTAGAAGCAGACAATGCAGCCCAGGCTAACAAGTTACCGCTTGACGAGGCATCAAAAATACCTACATGGGTTACTGTTCCCCAAGAGCCAGTAGCCGTAACAAACTCAACGGCTGCTCCATTGGTTGCTGTGGTTGGTGAAGTGCCTGATACAGTCATAGCAGCCATACTTTTTCTTGCGTATGAACCACCAGAACATTCAGTACCACCACCAGTATCAGAGGGTGCTGCTGTAAATAAACCAACGTATAAAGTGCCTGGTGCTGAGTAAGCACTACCACCAAATACATGATCCAAGACTTTATCTTCTAAATAATCTGTAAATCCAGCCATTCTCTATTCCTTCTAATTTCTCATAAAATATGTTGTTTTCTTGCGTTGACCATAAGTTCTTTTTCTTGGTATCAAAGAACCCTTGCCAAACGCAGCCCTTTCTTGTTGCATACGCATTTCTTCTAAAGCCAATTCAAATTGCGCAGTAAACATTTGAACTCTATCATCTTCCATAAGATAAATAGAGGCTTGCTTTAACGCACCATATAAATAAACATCTGGGTGGCTTGCTAAAACAAAATTACTGGTGTTCGAGTCGCTTAACGCGGTGATTTTACCATAATAAGTTAATTGTAATGTATATGAAGTGTCAGGGGTAGGGGCAAGTTCTAATGTGCCATCTACAATAGCAAAATACTTTGGCTGACCTGATGAATCATCATTGGCTTTTCTAAATACATCCAATGATTCCATAGATTGTTGTAACAATGGAGAAAAGTCGCCTGATTGTATTTCTACATTTATTACCTCTAACCAATCATCAGGTAAAGTTAAGTATTGAGCATCGGCTGTAGCCGTTGCCCTCTTTATCATATCTTTATCTCTCACCTTTCTATTTAATTCTGCTTCGGTAGTATCAATAAATATATCAATCTGTGAAGTTAGATCACTTCTGTTTAAGTAATCGGCTATGTTTGTTTTAAGTTCGCTGTAATTCATACTCTACCTGGCCATATTCTAAATAGTTTATTGTCTGGGTCATTAAGCCATTTCTTCCATTGCTTCCTATCTTTCGCCCAGCCTTCTCTGACTGCTTTTTGATATATTACCATAGGTACTTCTGCAACGTGCTTTAATTCTTTTGATTGTCCCCCATGTGATAGGTTCTTTACACTATCCAATATTGGTTGAACATTTTGGGAACTGTGATAAATGTTCTTCTCGTCTTCTGTAGCAAACTCACTCATAAATCCTGATTTAGAGTCTATTAATGTTCTTCTTGCCATGATTATTCCAATAAAAATGAGGGGCGTTTCCGCCCCTCTCGGTTTAACTTACGATGTTGATAAGTCAGCAGCGATTCCGTGTGCTTTCTCATTTGACACTTCTAAACCATACTCAACCACAATCATTTTTGTAGTTGCATCACCAACTGTGCTGATGTCGATAGTTTCAAAATCTCTCAAGAAAGCTACTTTAGCGAAATCAGGGTCAACAAATAACGCTGATCTTGCTCTACTAAAGTTTGAAGGAACTACTTGCAATTCACCAAAGTCACCAGCATAGATAGAAACTGATGCTTCTACAGTATTAGCATCAATCATTTGTCTTGCAGATGAACGACCAGTAAACCCAGATACAACACCTTTAACATGAGAGCCAACGATCAACATTGAAGGCTCGCCACCGTTTGCAAAGCAGAGTTGTTGTACTGATTTAAGGATAGTTTCAGTAAATGCGCGTTGTGTACCATCAGTAGGTGCAGCACCGTTTCCAGCACCAGCTCCGTTAGTACCACGCGATACGTTAGTTTCTGTCCAAGTTTCAAAACCACCAGTTTGACGAGCAGTAGTCGCGTCACCAGTAGCTTTAGCTACCTTAGAGCATAATGCCGTTTCCATATCACGCTTCAAAGCTTTAGCCATAATGGCTAGTTGATGCGCCATTTCTGTGCGTTTTCCAGCCGCATCAGAAGCATTTTGCGTACCAGTTACAGTTGCATCTCTGCTTGAGATTTGACATACGTTACTTTCTCTAACTGTAGCAGTAGAAGCTGCTCTTGATAGCTCGAAACCTTCCAACTGACCTGTACCAGATGCAGTAGGTAGGGCTTCTGTTTGCCAATCGAATTGGACATTTTTTACATTTGTTTTGCCTATAGAACTCATAAAAGGCGTACTCATTGGAGAGATATTGTAGATAGTATCCGACAATGATTCTCTGTCAGCAGTCGCAGTATATGTGTCAAAGGCGTTTGTTACTTTTGCCATTTTTTTATACCTTTAAATTAATTGTTCAAAAACTTTAGCCGCATCTTGAACTTTTCCAGATTTAGCTAACCTTTGTTTTGCTTTTTTCACTGGCGTTGCTGTTTTAGGCTTATTGGCTGTTCCAGGTCTTGCAACTCTTGAAGCTGCTTTCTGGGTTGGTTTCTTCTTGGTTGCTGCCACTTGCTTGCGGTATAGCATCCCATCTCGTAAACCAAGTAACACTCTATAATCTATCACCTGATTAATTTCATCTTGGGTAAACCCAAGTTCATTAACTGCGTAGTTTGTGATTGCGAGTTTCTCTTTTTGA